CTAAACCTGTAGTGGAAGATTGGGAGAACTTAGCCTTAGAAGTTTATGTAGAAAGATGTGAGGAAGATGTAAAGATTAATACCTTACTGTGGGAAAAACAAAGTGGAATGTTAGAAAAACTTTATGAGGGTAAAGATAGTAATAAATTAATTAGATATTTAGAACATAAGATGAGTTGTGCTGCAATGCAGGAAGCTAGTAAGTGGAAGTTATGCACCTTTAAAGCAACTGTATTATTAGATGAACTAACAGATAAATATAAAATATCTGTAGATGACTTAGCCAAAGTTATGCCGGAAGTACCAAAGACAG